GCATCAATGTCATCACGTACCTCTTCTGGAAGAGATCCCGGTGGCACTTCATTACCTGATACGGGGTCTACCTCTTCTACAGAGCCGCCCAGCGCAAAGGCCATTTGTGTTTGTTCTTCCATAGCCATTCCACCTTTATTAAATGCATAGTCTTCGATATTACCTTTTTTAACATTCTTACCTAACACTAAGTTACCAACCTGTATAACTTCTTCCGCTGCTTCTAAGGGTAATCCTGTTGCTCTGTCATAAAAGAAACCCGCTCTAACAGGGTTGTAACCAATTTGAACCCATTCTGAACCTTCTTTAAGAGAGTCTTCAAACACACTTTCAGCGTACTGGTACACCTCTTCTGGACTTAGTTGTTGATACTTCCCTTGCATAACAGCGTGTGGCCCCTTTCCAGCACCAGCCGCTATACGTAAAGACTTCTTTTGTAAACCTTCTGGTTGAAGCATATCCACATCTTTTAGAAAAACAGCTTTACCATACGCAGTAGGACTAAAACCTTCTGCTACATCTTCTGTAGTTCTAACAGCAGCTACCCACTTGTCGTGATCAGTATAACCATTTATATCTAACCTAGAGGTTACAATCTCATCTTGTCTGAATTGTCTATTAACACTTAGTATACCAGTTTTCTTTTTACTTAAAGTGGTAGTTTTTTCACCAAGAGCGCCAACAACATCAATGTTATCTATAAGCTCTGGCATTGTAGTAATAGGTTTAATAGGGTTTATTTCATTTACTGCAGCCCTGTACTTTGCAAGTAATTCTCTACTTGCCTCTGCACCATTAGCCTTTAGAGAATCTTGATACTCTTTAGCAATAGCCATAAGAGTTTCATCTCTACCCTTTAGCTGTTTTCTTCGTTCATCACTTGTTGTATTTTTAGGATCTTTTTTCCAAGCTGCAAGATCCTCATCTGTAATATTTGCGGCATCTTTTGTAGGTAAACTTTCATCTACAACCATAGTTCTAGGCTTTGATGGTACATCTCCTGTGCCTTTATATATAGTACCGTCTGGCATTTGTATATCTAGACTACTAGGATCTGCTTTAGGGCCAATTCTATAAGGAAGTTTAATATCTAGGGTAGCAAGGTTTTTCCTTAAATTAGCATTGCTTACATTACCCTTTGCCCATTCATCAATCATATTTTCCATTTTAAGAGTAAGGTCATAGTCATACTCTACATCAAAGGGAGATACTTCTTTTTTAGAAACAGGTGGTATGTTAGTAGTACCCTCTATAGCAGTGTCAGTCTGTTTAGCTAAGTCTGCACCCTTACGGATCATACTCTTTGCTACAGGCCCAAGAGCAGGTAAACTACCTAAAGCCTCAACACCCGCAAGCATACCAATCTTTAAATAGTCAGGCTCTTCTTTTTGTAACTCTTTCTGTACTTCTACTACTGAGTCTACTGGTGTAGCTAAACTTACGGCTGTATCAGCAGCGGTGACTGACATAGGTTCCTCTGTCCTATCACCAAACACCTTGGAGAAGTTGTCTGCAGAAGGAGCAACCTCTGCTTTTTCCTCTGGAGTCATATCAGATAAACGTTTACGATAGTCAACCATTCACTATCTCCTTGAGTAGCTTTAAACGCCTTAGAGTACTAATAGCACCCTGCGCTGAATAGACCTCTTGTACAGAACCAGCTTGTTCCATAGTCCTGTGCTGTGTACCTATAAGGTTATCAATAAGCTCATTAAACTCATCCATAGCTTGCTTATTGTTAGCGAACTGTTTAAGCGACATTACCAGTAAACCCTTGTTCCCCCGGTGCGGGTGCTGTACCAATACCCATCTGTGAAGCACCACCACCTGACGTATCAGCTACCCCCTGTGGCCCTTGTCCTTGAGGAGCCTGACCTTGGGGTGCTGGAACGCCTTCTGGCCCTGTAGGGGGCTGTTGTGGGGCTTGGAAGCTCTTTAAGATCTCAGCCTGTATAGCTGCATCTTGCATAGAGTTTGTAACCTTATCAGGATCAAGATCCATAGACTTAGCAATCTCACGTATAATATAGTCCATCTTAGCAAACGGTGCTAGTGTTGGGTTCTGTGCTACCTGTAAGAACTGCATCAGACGCTGTGAACGTACCTCATTAGCCATCAAACTCTCTGTACCAGATGCACGTACCTCTAGATCACCACGAATATCTGAGTCAAAGTCAAACTGCATATTAAATGCAAAGAAAGCTTTTCCTAGTGGACGTATAAGGTAATCATCCACGTTTTTAACAACATTTCGTATGCTGCCATTAGCTGCAGACATAAGCATAGAGATGCCAGAAGCAGTTCGCCCCACTCCGCTAACACCAGTCTGACCGTGTGCAAAGCTTGGGAAACCTGTACTTTCATCTGCTAAAACCCTAGCCTTATCAAATAGTTGCATATTTTCTTGGGCTACATTGGGAAACTTGGTGCCAAAAATTCCTTGACCCGGGGCACCCCCCTGTCTCCGAAACACTTTCCCGGGATACACACTTAAGTCCTGCCCCGGCACTAAATTCGTTTCGTCAACTTCTATGATTAGATTACCAGATAATGCAGCATTGTCAATAGCCATACGCATAAACCCATTCATAAGAGTTTGCGTATCATCCATATTTTCCGCAATACCTACCCCAAAGAATGAGTAAGGGTTATGTTCGTATGGTGTTGCATAATAAGGTATAGTTGATGGCTTAAAAGGATTAAGAACAAAGCGTAGTACTTCACCATTACAAACCCAGATATTACAGTTAAGCTCTTCTAAGTTCTTGTACTCACTAGGAATAGATACACCATTCTCTTGAAGCAAGTCTGTATCGACAAAACCCCAGAACTCAAGTACTTCCCATCGCTCTGTAGAAGCCTCAGTGTCATTATCTTCCATAGTTTGTTCCCAGTACTTCATATCGTAGTCTGGGCCTTTATCTACGGCAAGCTCTACAGCGTCACTCATAAAGTAAGGACGATGTTTTAAACTACGTAATTCAGTACGAGACATCTTATGACGCTCTACAACGTACTCTGCATCATCCATAGATGTAGCTTCTGGGTCAGGGTAAAAGTTCCACACACTAACGTGACTTGTAGATGGTACAGTCTTTACTAGTGGGTCATACTCACCCTCTTCGTTCCAATTAGGATACTCTTTATCTACAGCAAACGGGCCTTTCATAACACCAGTTCCTAGAAGAGCCATCTCAAAAGCCATACTACGCAAATGTTTATTAGCACCTGACTCTACAAGCTGATCGTGTATCTTCTTTTCCATCTTTTTAGCAGCAACCATAGCGGGGTGAAAGGTCACTGTAGTAGAGGTGGTTCCCTCTCCCTCTACAACTTTTTCACTTACGGGTGCAAGCTTATCAGTCAATGGGCCAAGACGTTTCTGTAAGTCTACAATAGTTTCACCCGGAAGTAGTTCTGTGTCGGGGCCAATAAGGTAAGGCTTTGGAGCGTCATCCCTAGTAACCGCTGTTAAAGCCTCTCCAGCCTGCGCTGCGTTAGGATCTATGTTTATGTGGACTGATTCAGCTACACCATCTGGTAAAACAGAGGGGTCTATAGTTAGTGGAAACTTATTGTTACCAAATAGTACATCTACAATCTGACCATAAGCTGCAAGGGTTTTTGTTTTAGTAACCTTTACGAATACACGAGACTTTTCTGTATCAGTAAATTGAACATCTGTTCCATAAAGACCACGGTAATTTCTGTAAGCACGTAGCCAACGATCTTCATCACCACTACGAGCATCCTCTGCACGTTTAAATCTCTCATTTACAAAAGATACAACACTTGATACAGATTCAAAGATGCTATCCTCTGCATCCTCTGCCGCTGTAACTTCGTCTGTTTCAAACATAAGTTCGTCTTGTTCTGCCATATTTAATATCCAAAGCTAGGGTCAGAGGCTTGAAACCCTGATCGTTGAGTTGCAGGGTTGTAATCCCAAATAGAACTTCTAGGTCTTGTCATTATACCATACCTTAGAGCGTCATACAAGTGATCTTCAGCATTTGTATCAACATCCTCTGGGTTTTTCTTATCTAGAGGTATTGACGGTAATTGAGCTATAGTGTTGGTGCAAGTAGAAAAGAAAACCATACGAGGTTCCTCTGTATATTCATCTACCTGTAAACGTCTATGCATCTCGTTCTTACCTGCTACACGAGACCCTCTAGATCTATCAGAAGGACGCCATCGGCAACCCTTCATATTCATTTGTTCAGCCAGTGACGGGCCAGTATCACCACGCTTGTGCCATAGAGAACTATCCAGAACACCATATCTAATTGTGCCATCTTCTGCCTCTGCTTCTAGTACCATATCTGCTAGATCAGTAGCTGTAACCTTAGAACAATATAACTCTCTGTAGACAACAAGCTGTTCACTGGGTGATACAGCAATCCAGACAACGCCTGTGTAACTTCCGTAACCGTAGTCGCAAGCTCTAAACTTAGTCCAATTTGAGGGAATTTTAAAAGGCTCAACGATGTGTATGGCTCTGTTCCACTCAGGAAAGGCTGCACCTTCGTTAACATCCCAGTTTCCTTCTAGTAATTGCTTACGTTGATGCTCTGGTAGCGACAAAAGCATTGCCTCATAGTCACCACTCTCAGCTAGGTAAGGGTTATCAAATAGACTAGCAGGTATAAACCTACGTTTAAACAAAGACTGTCCAGCCTTGGAGTGACCCGCTGGATACTTAATCTCTTCACCAGTTTCAATATTAGTTGCCCAGAAAGGTTTATTGTAAGGTGCTGGGTCAATAAACATCTTCTTAACCCAAGAGTGACCGCTACCACCGGGGTTAGTAGTCGCTCTCATATACAGACCCAGTTCCATCGAACTTGCAGATCTCAAGCGACTCCTCATATAATCCCAAGCGAAAGGTGAAGGCCATTGAGTAAGTTCGTCGAACCCAATCCAGTTAAACGCCTGACCCTGATACCTTGTAACGTCCATATCCTTATCCAGATATGACATCCAGAGTCTGCCACCTCTAGGCGAGATCCATTGAGACTTACGTTCAGACCATTTAATGCCGGGAATAGCACGAGGATATAACTCCTGAGATTTTTGTATAAGTTCCCTTAGTTCTTCTGTAGTATGTCGTACTAGCAATCCACTAAAGTTAGGATCGTTTAAACCGTGTAGTGGATCAGCAAGCATTGCGTAAGACTTGCCACCACCAGCACTACCACCATACAAAACTTCACGCTCAGAGGCGCTTAGAAACTCTGTCTGAGGGCCGGGGTTTGGCTTGAACACTACCGACTGTGCTGCCTCGACATCAAACTCAGGAGCCTTAGCCTCTGCAGCAACAGTTTC